CGTTCTGAATCAATGTTGACTGGTTGTAGAACTCTGGTGGGTTAATGAGTGCTGGCATTGGAACAACAACATTTGCCAAGTTCTCTGAACCCTTAACAGGGACGATTACGTTGTCGTCATCTGAAGCGAGCATCTGGCGACCAAAGTCGTCAAAGGCAGACTCAAGAGCCAACCACTTGCGTGAGTAGCGCTTTCTGTGGTTCATCATTTGCGTACGAGTTTCGTTCAACTCCAACTGCAAGGGTTCAATAGCTTCCAGTTCACCCATTGGATAAAAGAATCCAGGGATGTCATAGTTGCGCAACATAAAGAATGGATGACCAAACACATATGGCATCTTGACTGGCTTGATGAGGAACTTGTCTCCAGAGTCAGAGAACACGGACATTTCGCCTGTGTCAATGTCGTAGTACTCAAAGATGTCTGCGTAGGCATCTTCTTCACCGTAAGAACTCGTGGTGTAAAAGTTTGGAGTTGTGTTTATATCTCCATAACGCTGGTATGACGACGGCCCTACATCTTTACGAGCAGAGTAGTCATAGCGTTGGTCGTTCTTAATGTCTTTGATTGGACGGCGGGTTCTCTGAGCAATCCAGCGCGCATTGTCCATTGATGTTGCATCTGGGTCAACGAACATGTCAAACGGGTCAACACGCTCCAAGAATGGGCGGTCTTCTCTAATGATGAATTCTGACTCAACATCATCTGCTGGCTTGTTTGGGTCTGCAGCTTCGTCTGCGCTGTCTTGAATGTCTTTAGTCTTTTCTTCTTCAACAAAGCGATAACCAGTCTTTACCCAACCATGACCAAGAATCAAATAGTCCTTAACGGCAAGTTGGAATTGTGGCTGGCATTCGTAATGTTGCCACCAATAGTTAATAATTGATTCAGTAACAACAGCTTTGTCGCCATCTTCAGGACGGCGTGGATTCACATTTATTTTTGGTCTACCGATAGCAACCGATGGAGCAAGAGTGTTAATCGTGGAGAAAGCAATGTTGACAAGTAGACGGTCTCCTACTGCCTGACCACGGTACTGACGACCACGGTAAAGGTTAATCATCCGTTGCCAGAGATTGTCGTAGTTCTCGTTCTTGCGCCAGTTACGTGCGTAATCAACACGCTTTCTGTAACTTGAAAGTCTGTCTGCATTTGATTGACGAGCCATTTAACAATCCCACTTCTTTAGAGCCAGAGCCTTGCGCGTTGGCTTTCCTTTAGAGTCCTTCATCGGTCCTTCCATTCCACCCATACGAGCACAGAATGATTTGCGTCGAGCAGCATCTTTTGGTGATTTCTTAGCTTGCTTTGCCGACACAGGTGGTTTAAGAGTTCCACCAGTCTCTGCTTTGTAAGAAGCACGACCTTTAGCATTTAAACCGCCTTCAGGATTCTTTCCTTCTTTGCGAGTCCATGCCGCGCTTTTGTATGCGCTCTCAACGGTCGGTTTCTTCTTTGCCATTACTTCTTTTTCTTCTTTGCTGCGTTCATGTTGTCAACAAGGTTTGGGTATGGACGACCAGCAGATTTAGCCGAAGCTTTCGCTTTAGCTTTCTGCGCTGCAGTCAATGGAGTTGATTTCTTTTTAGGATTCTTTGTGTCCCAAACAGGTTTCGTTGTTGACTTCATTGGTGTGTACTTTGGGTTGCCCGGCACTACTTATTCGACCTTGCCAATGATGCAGTAACAACCGCATCTCCGTCGGTATAAGAACTCATTCTTGCCCTGAAATTTGGCAACCCTTGAATGTTCAAACTAAACACACCAGCCGCTGTAGCCGTTGTAACAAGAGTCGTTGCAGTGGTTTGTGCAGAGGCTTTCATTGCAATGGCAACATAGTTTGTGCCATCTACTGAGGCTTCAAATGTAATGGTGCCAGTGAATGTACCGGTTACCTGAAGAACAACTGAGTCTGCGGTTAGTGCAGTCAGTGTCAGTGCTTCTTCTGCAGCATTGAGTGTTGCGGATTCTATTGATGGAACTAACGACATGGTTACTTACCTTTTCCTTTTGTTTCTACCAATTTGTATTTTGGTGGATTGGTGAGCAAAGTTACTACCTTGTAACCTTTAGGGATATTTGTTGGATACTTTCTTGAACCGCTTCCGCCTTGGTATTGACGGTCAACTGTTTTGCCGCCAGCAGAAGGACCCTTCTTGCTTGTGTCTACCGGTTTTGGCGATGCTGCTTTAGATGGTTCTTTTGCTCTAATCATTGAACCAGCTGCTGGAGTTGCAAGAATTTTTCCAACCTTGGCGGCTGCTTTGCCAGCATTCTTTGCAATGTCTTTTGGAGCGGATGCAATATCACCAACAGTTATATTGGCAACTTTGCCTGCAACTTTTTCAGCACCCTTAGCAACTGCTCCAGCACCCTTGGCAACACCTTTGCCTACGGCACCTATGAACTCTGCTTGCTGTTTGATTGCAGTGCCAGAAGCTTTAACAACATCTGTGCCTTCGCCCAAGACGCCCTTGTCTCCTGATTTTTTTGCTGCAGCTTTGTAAGCTTGAGCCATTGTTGGTTTCTTTGCCATTATTTTTTGTCCTTGCTCTTAGGCTTTGGTTTTGGTTTCTGATACTTTGCCGCTTTCGTGGCGTCCTTCTTTGCTTGCTTTTCAGCAGGCACATCTATTTTCTTGACAGATTTGGCAGACTTAATTTCAATTTTTGCCGCTGGCTTAATTCTCTTTTTCATATCAACTCTTTCCTTGCCGGAACCTTCTCTATTTCTCCGGCCTTGAACCGTGGGGAATCTTCCATCTCCCGTTGACGCTCACGAACTGTTGGACCATGGAACTCTTCTTTTCCATGGGTAAATCCCAATCGCACGTTTTTAACATGACATTTGAAGCAACGACCCCGTTTTAGGTCATTTTCTGCTTCAATTGGCTTTGAACATGTCGAACACTGCATATATCTCCTATAAACAACTCCAAACCATTACCTAGTCTAGTACCCAGAGAACTCCCCAATAAAGTAACGCTCCTTTTCCTTTTGGGGTTTCCTGAGCTTGGAGGCAAAGTAGTTCAAGGTTCCAAACGGGGCATCGCTCTTTGGTCGGTATTCAGGCAGCCAAACGTACTTAAGCATCTGGTTGGCAATAGCCAGACTCATAACTCTGTCGTCATGAGGTGAGCCATGCATGGAGCCGTTGTCGTCACGAACAAAGGTCTTAAGTTCAGCAATGGTGTACTCGCACATAATCTGCAACACCCCATCTCTAATATTGGCGCTGAGTTCGTCAATAGCTAACGGCTTTGTCAGCGATGTGGTTCTCCAACCAAGCTGCTCCGTCTGCTCTGGATTTCTCTGGTTCAATCGGCGCTGGCGATACAGGTTGCTGTAGTTCGCGCGATTCAGGGCCGTCAGGGTAGTTAGACCGTGGTTGTTTGACTCAACACCAATCAGGGCTTCGTTGTAGAAGTAGCCGAGAGAGTACAAGACTTCTTCACCGAATTTATCTGGGTCAATATGTCCATGCCAGTGGGCAACAATAAGTCCAGATTTAGCGTCAATTACGTGGGCTGTTGAATAGTCTCCACGAGCCAATCCTTCTGCAACGTCTGCCCCAATTGCATACACAGCACCGAATTCCGGCAATCTCCATATAGACAAAGGACCACCAGATGACTCAAACATGAAGGAGTTTCTGACATCAGATGCCTTCTTGTTGAACCCTGTCTTGGGGCGTTCTGTCTCAAAACGATTTAGAGAGTCAATGTCAAAGACTGGGCGACCAGAACGAATAAAGGCTTCTTCTGGGTTTGACGGGTATTCCTGGTGCAACTGCCATGGTGGGAGTTCTAAGGCTTGCGCGTCATACCAAGATTGGTCACGGTCTCCGTTTGCTGACCATGGAAAGAAGATGCCATGGAATCGGTTTGTTCCTGTTTGAGAGCCATTCCACAGATTGTAAAAGATGTTGCCTTCGCCCTTGGCCGTGGACAAACAGATGACTCGACCACCAACGTCGGCAATAGGTTCAATAGATGCCCATGCTTGCTCAGGGTTTGGCAAGAACGCCATTTCGTCAATGATGGCTAGATATACGGATTCACCACGGGCTGGTTCGTTAGCTGATGGCAATGACTCAATAACCGAGTCGTTATCAAATGCCATCTTGAGCACGTTGTTCTGCAGTAGCTCCGGCCCAATCAATCTTAACCATTGTGGCAAAAACTTATAAATGTACTTAGCTTTAGAAAGTAGTTTGGCGGCTTCACGCTCGGTCTTAGAAAGCATGACTATGAATCTGTCTGGCCAGAAGAAAGCTAGCCAAAAGGCAAAAGCAGCAGCAAGAGTGGAAAAGCCAATCTGACGTGCTTTAAGAACGATGGTGTTTCTATGTCCCAACCACGCACGAACTGTTGCAATCTGTGCTGGTCTTAATTCAAATTCAATTCGTCCACGACTTGGATGCTTGATGTAAACGTAGTTAGCGCAAAAGTACTCAAACGCTTCTACTAGTTGCTCGACATCTGCGTCTTCTGGACCACGACATTTTCGATAGTTGTACTCGTTTAAGAGGTCATTGAATTCCATTGTTTCCTTCGGTATTAAGTTTTATGTCCAATAAACGTTTCCAGCACCAGAGGTAATTGTTGTTATTTTAAAACCACCAGAGGATACTGTTGTTCCGACAAGCGTTGCCCCAATAGTGATTGTAAAAGCATCTGAGTATTTCAAAATTATTATTCCACTACCACCGTTGCCTCCTGGTGCCCCAGCTCCATTTGAACCACCTCCACCTCCTCCACCAGTGTTTGCTGTTCCGTTTACTGAAGCGGCTCTATCGGCTCCAGCCCCAGCTCCGCCACCGCCTGAGCCACCTAGTCCACCATTATAAAAAACTGCTCCGGCTCCACCGCCGCCTGCATATGTAACAGAAGTTCCAGTTATCGATGATGCTTTACCTGCTCCACCAGCTCCACCAGCATTTGCTGTTTGTCCTACTGCGCCTGCGCCGCCACCACCGGTTCCTTTGTATAGAAGTAAAACGTCTACCGGGCCACCACTGTTACCGTATCCAGTTCCATCAGTTGGACTTGTTTGAATTGACGCACCTGGAGTTTCAGAGTTTTGCCAACCGAGACCACCTCCTGAACCACCATCACCTCCATCCGACAAAACGAAAGAAGAAGCTCCTCCTCCACCACCCAATGCGATGGCAAAGCCGACGGTATTTTCACCTGTTTGACCGTTATACAATCCAGCAGAATTAATACCACCTTGGCCACCAGCACCAACTATTTGACCCATAAACTGTTTTAGTGGCAACTGTGCTGTTCCCTCTACGTACCCACCAGCTCCGCCGCCTCCGCCTGCATCAAAGCCGCCACCGCCTCCGCCTCCAATTTGCAAGTATTCAATAGTTATATATTCCAACACTGAAGAACTAACAATACCAATCGTTGATGGCATTAAATAACCGCCAAGTCACCGACCAATAAATACGTGTCGGCAGCAGTACAAATTAACGACGCAGATGAATATTGCGTACGAAGTTTTAATGTTGGTGTTGCAGAAACCGTTGTCCCAGAAGCAACAACTGTTGTTTGTCCTACTCCCATTTGTGCAATATCAATGCGTTGCCCAACTGACAAATTCAAAGAACCATCAACCGTCAAGTTGTTTGCCGTAGCGACTGTCATGGTAATAAGTTTTCCAGCATCTGCAGTTAAAAGTGTGTAGCTTGCTGTTTTGTTATCAATTGTTTGAGCGGTATCCCATTGACCAGATGGTCCAGTTGGACCTTCTGCTTGCAAGAAAAATATGTTTACCTGAGCAGCTGGAGTAAAACCTGTAGCGCCAGTACCACCTGCACTGTTCAATGTAACTGGAACAAGATAATACGAGCTACTTGTTGGGCTGGCAGTTACAAAAGACGATGGACCACTTACATCAAATATTTGATAATTCGTTAATGCCGTAATAACCCCTGCATTATTGTCTGTTGTTAACAGAACCTGAAAAGGTGAATCAACTATTTCCAACCAGGTGTTCCAATAACCACCCCCAGAAAAATAACCGCTTATGTTTAATGTGTTTGATGAAGCAGTTTGTCCTGTGTCGTAACTGTAACTTCCAAAACCTGGTGGTTGTGTGTAATCCGGATTAGCCAAATTCCATACGCCAGCATTTGCTGAACGACCTGAAGGGCCAACAAAATAAATAGTTGTAAGATTCCATGCAGTTGTAGTTGCACTATAAGTCCAATACTTGCCGCCACTGGCGAAGAATTGACCGTCTGTTGGTGATGTTGGAAAATTTAATTCAGCCATTATTTTTGTTCCTTTGTACTACGCAAAACTTACTGTGCCAGTGCCAGCAGTAATTGTAGTTACTTTAAAGTTTCCATCTGTTGCTGTTGAACCAGTTGCTGTCGTTATTGTGATTGTGTATGCGCTTGAGTAACGAAGGATGACTACACCTGTTCCACCAACTCCACCGTTTGCTGCGTTTCCTCCGCCTCCTCCACCGCCGCCAGTGTTTGCTGTTCCGGAGCCTCCAACTCCTGTTGTTGCTCCAGCTCCGCCGCCGCCAGAACCAGCTGCGCCTGCTGTTTGAAAGACTGCGCCAGCACCACCACCACCGCCACGAATTACTGCTGTTCCAGTTATAGAAGAAGTTCTACCAGCTCCACCTGCTCCGCCAGCTGCTCCTGAAGCTCCAGAGCTACCACCCACTGCACCAGCCCCACCACCACCAGCTCCGCGATAGTTGGTGTCTAATGGTTCTCCGCCATTGTTTCCGTAACCAATACCGTCAAATGTGCTTTTTTGTGTTGATAGACCAGATGTGTAAGAAATCGGCCAACCTCCACCGCCTCCAGAACCACCATCAAGTGCGCTTTTATTTCCTGCTGCTCCTGTATCGCTTCCGCCGCCGCCACCTAGTGCCAATGCGTTTGCAAATTGCGAATTAGTGCCATTGACCGAATGTGCTCCAGATGTTGCTCCGGCACCACCTGTTCCAACAGAAACAACATAGTTTGCACCAAGTGCAATATTTGCTGTTCCCTCAAGATAGCCACCTGCTCCACCACCGCCACCAGTGGAATATCCGCCTCCGCCTCCGCCAGCAATAACCAAATAATCAACACGAATTGAATTGGTTATTAGACGTGAAGGTGTTTCGATTGATTGCGCGCCAAACCATTCATTAACCTGGCTTGATGCCATCACTCTACGAAGCGGATGTGCCATTATGAAATTCTATTTACGAATCCTGTGATAACGATTCT